AATGGTTTCCAAAAATGATTTTTCACTTGGCTGGAAAGAAATTTACACTTTATTATGCCCCCTAGCAAATACCGTAAGTCCACCATTAGCTACTTGTATAAACGCAGTAGGCAGGTTTACTGATTTACCCTTTAAAATCGTTGCCGTAACGCCTCTTACTGCGTTTGATCGTGCTTTACGGTTCAATCGTGATGATGCTACACCTCGCCTGTTAAATGATGTTGTTCCTTGTGATAATTGTTGTTTAGCTCCGAAGTAATTCCAGCTTAACGGTGCGCCTGATGCTCTAATTGATGCCTCCAAATTCCTTGATGTCGAATTCGTGTTTCTAACAACATTCTGTAAAACCGATGCTGAAATAGCGTATTTCCTTCGTATTTCTGAATTTGATAATGTACGTCCAGATGATGCCGAACGATTCAATGCACGTGACGTGGCTTGTCGTAAAACATCCCCTGAAACATTACTGTAAGTTTCGGATATTTTCTTAATTGCATCCTGTATCGATTTGTTTTGTATTTCCATAGCGATATTTTTTTGTAAATGTAGTGAAATAGTTGTTTTGATGTGTTATTTAGAATGATTATGCGTTGCGGATTTTTTGCATTTGTTAAGTATATGAATATCAGTTGTTTACTATTTTGTTTCGGATTTTTTTTAAAATAGTTGTAAGATTATTACATTAAAATAATAGCAAAGTCCGCAAATCCGCAACCGTTGCGGATTAAATTGCGGATTAACGAAGCCAGTGATAGCAAGGCTTTACGTCTAATAATAATAATAATCCGTAAAATAAAATTATATATATATGGATGTAAAACTGTTTTTAATTATGGTAGTAGTAGTTACTACTACTACCGACAAAAAAACTGTTTCTTTAAGGCTGTGTGTCCTGCGTATTTTTGCGGATTTTTATTTTTAGCCTTGAAGCCAATAAACACTTGGCTTTATACGTTGTTTTGTTAGCCGTAACGATTTGCGGATTTTTGCGGATTTCGGCTATTTTGTACTATTTTTTCATAAATTATCATAAAACAAGTATAAACATATACTTTAAATAGTGTTTTTTGGTGTGCATTTAGGTAATTTTTTATAATATTTTTTAAAAATTAAATTGATTTTTGGTATTTTGTTATTGTAAAAATAACTATATTTGCAATTATTAATTATAAAACAATACTAAAAAAATGAAAGAAATTAAAAAAATTAGTGCTGAAAATCATTTAGAAGTACTTGAAGAATTAAATTATGGTATAAATCTTGTCGCTTACGAGAGTCAAGATGCCTTCAATTTAACGTTAAAAAAGATTGAAATGTTAAATAGATACTTCGATAGTAACAGTATTGAAGATCGTGAGGCATACGATATTGAGCAACCTGACGGAAGTTTTGCCTATCAAGTGCCGGGTATTAGGTGTCTTTTATTCAAGAAAAACAATATAAAAGTTCCTGTTTTAAATAGTGATAATTACGATGGTTTGGAAATTTTAAAGAAAACAATTAATGCTGGTAATGTTTCAAGACACTTAAATATCGATGTTAGGCTTCGTAAATTTTATAGAAACGAAGCTCTTATTGCTAACGTAAGGTTTAAAGATAATAAGTTTGATGCCACGAAAAGATTAGGCGGAAAACCTCTAAAAACGGGCGGTGGTATTGCTGACCAAATTCGAGAAGCTTATTTGTCAGGTGAAAAAAGCGTTTGTTTTTCGTCTTATAGAGCAAACCTCCAAACTATAAGAAATGCAGCCGGCTCCCTCGGTAGAATGATGAATAGAAAATTTCGTGTAGAAATTCACGGTTATGAAATTTTCGTGATATTTCGTGAATTTACCGACCAAGAAAAAGACTCTTTTTTGTTCAGAAACATGATTAACTGCCTAAAAGAAAAACACACAAAAGAGCATATCACGGCTTTATTTTATGAGTTTTTGGATTTCGTAGATGAATACGAAGTTGAAAAAATAGAAGAGGAAGACACAAGTGATTTTGATAATCCTATAGTTATAAACGAACAGGAAGATGAAGACGATGATTTTTAAACCGTTTCGAAATATTTTAACCCACAAAAAAACCGCTTATTACAGCGGTTTTTCTTTTATTTAGCAACATATACACCTCCGGCAAATCCAACTATCAAATATAAAATTGGATGCTTATACCACGGTATTTTCTTGTTTTTTAGTTTCTGAATATCAACCTCTGTTTTAGTGATTTTACCGTTTAATTCCTCGTTTGATGCCGTCAAATCAGTTATGGTTTTCAATGAGTTTTTCAGTTCATGGTCTTGGCTGTTGATTACCTGATTTAGTTCGTTGGAAACTTGAAGGCATTCAAGGTAATATTGTTTGTAAAATTCGCATTGTTTCAATCCAACGTAAATATTCTTGATTTGCGGCCTCTGGATGGAAACCGAATCAATTTTATTCTGGGCGGTAATTTCGAACGTATTCAAGCATATAAACGCCAGTAGTATCGACAATAATAGGTTTTTCATAAGTGATTTTTTTTAATAGTTTTTTTGATTTTTCAACAGATTTTGTTGAGTTGTTTGACAGGTTTTCGATGGTTTTTGCCAGCGTGTCGGAATTCGATTTTTTAGCCGTTTTTAGCTTCGAAAGCTCAATTTGTTTCTTGTATATGTCTATGTCTGAATTCATAGAATAAACATACCAAGAAAGCCCTACGATAATAATCGTAAGGCATAAAATGATGTAAGGCTGAATGTTTTTCACTGTAATTTTTTTAAAAATTTATAATTCTGGTTTTTGGACAATTTAGTCCTGACGATTTGTTTTTCTGGCTCCCGCCTTGAATTTATGAACACATCGAAATTAGAAGCCGTCAAAGCATCATACAAATTTCCGATTACCCACCGACCGTTTTTTATTTTGAATTCCATAACTAATCTGTTTTTGATAAATCGTTAATAATTTCTTCCTGCGATCGAATAAGTGATTTGAATTTTTCGTTTTCGTCGGAAATAGTTTTATTTTCTGATAAAACAGCCTCGAATTCCTCTTGTAGTTTCAGATACTCTTTGGCTTCGAAATTATGAGCGAAATTCAACCTAATATTCTTGGTTTTTAGTTCTTTTATCGATTCCAATAAATCGATAATCCACTTTAAAAGTCCAAAAATAACGATTAGTAAAAATGCGAAATACAAAAATAGTCCGTCAAAATCTGCAAATTTTTCCATAGTTAAATATGTATTAGTATTCTGGTTAGAAAATAAAACCCGATTATTAACCCCAAAATTAATTGGGGTTTTTTATGTTGGAAGAATCGTGAAATCATATTGATTGTTTTAAAATTCGCTTAGTTTCGGCTATCATAGTAATTCCAAACGTTTGTTTGTATCCTGTAACAATGGCTCCTTCACCTTGTTGTTCGCCTCCTTCAATAGCATTAATGAAATGATTTAACATTTGTTTCATTTCAAGAGCTGAAGCGATTAAATTGGCATATTCTTTAGTGGCTATACTTTCGCAAACCAAAAATCCACCATAATAACCAACATCATTGTGTCCTGATTTTTCATCAGGAATTGAAGGAATATTAGACACAACAGTGCTTGTATTTTTACCTACTTTCCATACTTCTTTCATTATTTCGAATTTTTTAAAATTACACATAAATTACTAATACGCTCAGATTTCTTTACAGGGTTTGGAGCAGCATCATTCAAGATAAATTCAATCTCGTTAGCAACGTCAATTAGTCCTTGAACATAATACCCACGGCATTTGATATATGCCGGTTTTTCCAAATGTTCTGCATTTTTCAAATCCAAGGCGTTCAATAATTTGTTGTTTTCGGCTGGCAAATTATAAGATACCACAGGCTTAACACCGTGTTCCGGATTCATAAAATTGGCTACTTGGTCGGCCGGACCTATTTTTAATTCAGGGGTTGGTTGTGCAGGTGTTCCGGTAGTTGGATTTTCAGAAACCGTTGCAGGCTGTTCAGTATCCGTGTTACTCATATTTTGCAAAGCCATAAATGCAGCTAATTGTGCTTTCAAAGCAGCTATTTCAGCATCCTTGCCTTTTTGCGCTTCGGCTTCGGCATCTAACTGCTGTTTGATTATTTTACCGTTGTTTACGATCACAGCGAAATCTTCATCCGAAAGATTTTCGATTTGGGAACCAACTATGTAAACAGTTCCGATGCTGTAAACTGAACCATTAAACGAGAATGGAACAGCAAAAAGTTCATCGGTACGTTTTTTTATTTTTTCGAGTTTGGCGCGTTGCTCCGCTTGAATTCTTAGTTCTTCGGCATTTTCCCAAGCGGAAATTATGGTTTTTTGTTCATCATATGGTTTTCTCGTAACCAATGCGATTGGTGCCAATGCATTTTTAAGCATCGATTTGAACGTATTCAGGTATTTTGTTGCCGTGGCTTCGATTCCCGTCGAACCGTCAATAGCGGTGGATGCCTTCAATAAAATAGCCGCTGTTTTCTTGGCTGCCTCATAACTTGTTTTATCCGTGATTTTTACCACCGGATTTTCTTTGACAATCTGGATTTGGCGTTCGTTTAATCCTTGAAGCTCTGAAATTCTTTCTGGTGTCAAGGTTTCAAAAACCTGCAATGAAATTGGTTTTTTGGTGGGAGCAGGCACGTTATTAGTTGTAACCGATACGTTAGTGGTTAGCATAGTCTCTGGTTTCGGAATAACCTCTTGAATAATAACCGCCTCAACTGGAATAGCTGTTTGATTATTTTCTCCGATTTCTAATTCCATTGGCTCTTCAAAATTTTCTGTGCTCATTTCTGGTGATTTTACGGTTTCGTTAATAATTTTCTGTTTTTCCACTTCTCTATTCTCGATTAATTCCTTAATCGAAATTTTGTCACGTTGGCAAACTTTGAGCCACTCGATAAGTTCGTATTTACTTGCTTTACCACCTGATTTCACGTTATAATCATTCAAGATTGAAATCTGGATATAATCGTGGTCTGGAAATTTCTCCTGCAAATCCATAAAATCTTGATGAACTAATTCGTAATTTCCCTGCTGTTTTTCAGTCGTAATTCCGAGGTCAACAAGTCCAAGGTTCATAGACTCAATGAAATTTTTGAATGCTTGCAGGTTGGAATCATCGCCTCCTAAATTGAGAACATTTACTTCATTCCAAACATTTTCGTGAGCAACCAAAACGATTGTTTGGTTCGTAATTCCTGATTTCAACAGATTTGCACACTCGCATTTTGTGCCTTTGAAATCTACTTCGATAGTTTCTTTTGAAACTGTGAAGGCTTTTGTTTTTGATAATTTTGGCATTTTTTTATTGATTTTGAGTTATTAATTATTTTATTGGAAGATATAAAATTTTTGTTTAAAAGATATTGAAGAGCCTCATCAACTGCTTCAAATCTTCGATGGTTTTGCAATTAGGAACTGTAATGAATTCATCATTATCAAACACAATTTCTACAAGTGTTATGCCTGAAATCATTATACCTAATTTTTCACTTCCTAAAAAATACTCGGTAAAAGTTTCACCTTCGTCTATCCACTTATTTTTCTTAAATCCAAGTGATAATATTTCGTTTTCTTCCATTTTTGATATTTTTGATGTTTTTCAATACGCAAATATAATTATTATTTTTGATTATTACGTATTTCCGATAAAAAATTTCTCATTTTTATTTCTTCGGATTCTGTAAGCGAAAAACTGACCGATTTTTTAATGATAGTTGATTTTTTACGCCCAGAATTTAAGCGTGAACCGCCTCTGTTGTCGAGGCGGTTTGGTTTTAGGATTTGCGCCATTTATTCAAATTTATTTACTATTATGCAATTTTCGAAACGTTCAGGGTCATTAGCTATAACCGTTTCTAAATAGCTTTTTTCTTCTAACTCAACATCCCAAGATGCAGAATAGAAACGATTTTCGTTAGTGTCAAAAGATTCGTCAGTTTTTGTATTCCAGATGTAAAATGAATTTTCCATAATTTCTATTTTCTTAGTGATAAAAACTTCGTTGTTGTTATCTGAGTACAAATATACACCAACTTTTGAAATAAAAAATATTTTTTCAAAGTTTTAACAAAATTTTAACATTTATTTATTTTTAAAACTCATTTCCATCTGTTTTTCAATCCCTACCGTTTTAAGTTCTTCGTGCAATTCAATTTCTGTTTCTGTTAGTCCAGGGTTTTCAAATTCCCCAAAAATTTCCCTTGTGTCTATCTTAATAGCATTTGCCTTCGTGTAGCTTCCAAAAGTGGTATTGTTTACTTTTTCTGCCGTTTCCACTCGTTTCAGAATAGTATGGTAATTGCGAACGTATGCCGTGTTTGCCAGAAATCCACGTATTTTTTCCGAGTTTTCCGAAATATACAAACAGTGGTTTTTGACTTTCAAACCAATTCTTTTTAGCGTAATGTCGGCCAATTGTTCCGAAATCCTGTCAGATTCTGATTGTGAAACCACATCGCCACGGGCTATAATTATAAGTTCCCCAAGAGTTCGTTTTATCAGTCCAAACGCTCCTTCAACCGATGTTTCACAGTTCATTAAGTGGTTGAGTAATTTGATTTCGTCACGGGTTTCATTAGCCATTTTTTCCTCTGAAAAATCCTGTTCCTGCATCCATTTTATGGCGTTTTCAAACGAAATTTCACTTTCCGAGGTAGTACTGAAATAAGCGGCCAAAAGTATCCCTAATTGATCGCCTGTTCGCTGGTTGTTCAAAACTATGGATGCGGCATTTGAAAAAACTTTAGCATTTTTCAAAATTGTAGGCAAAAGCCAAACGGAACGGCTTTGGAATGATTCTACGAATTCAGGCGTGACTGTATTGAAATACATTTTCTGCGTTTCTGTCCAACGCTCTTTTTTATCATCTGAAGTATCTGGTTTTATTTCCAAAACGGTTATTCTTGACTGGTCTGACCGCTGGTGTATCGAAGTTCCAATACTCGCAAAAGCAAAGCAGGAACGAATGTTGAACTCGGTTGCAGCTCCACCGGAACTGCCTTTTATGATTTTCCCACCGTCCGAAGTGGAAGAGGCACGCATAATATTAAGAACCGCCTGCATTCTTTCTGCTGAACGCTTGTCTTCGCTTTCGGCTTCGTCAAAAACCACCGGCAATGCATCGGCTTTTAAAAATTGTCTAATACCCGCCTCGGTTGTTTCAGACTGTGCATCCACGAACATTTCACGCATAAAATTTTTCACGAACATTTTCATTATCTCGGATTTTCCCGAACCAGACGAACCTGTGAGCCACAAGTGAGGCCTCCAATTCAATGCGCCACAAAGAGGGGCGATAACTATCCACCCTGCCAATAACTTCGCTTCAATTGGCCGTGACCAGTTCAAGCGTGACAATATTTCAACTACCTTGTAAGCATCGTGTTTTTTTAATGGAGTTCTTAGATTGAAGCCCAATTCTTTCCCGGCTTCGTAAATAAATCTTGATTTGTGATTTGAAAAACTCTTCATTTTTCCATCGACAATCAAATAGTTTCCACAATGGATAACAGGTACTTTATTATCCATCCAAGCACCACGGCCACGTATCATATTATTGTCAAAAATTCCCATTCTGGAGCAGATTGTCGTTAAGTGGTCGGCCACTCGGTTAATATCGTATTTTACCCCTGAACGGGCATCTTTGCTGTAATGCCCTTCCCAATAGTTGAGAGGTGCGAGTTGCAATAGGCTGGAGCTTGAAAAACTGGCGGTTGTGAAACGAATAACCGAATTCGTACGATAGTTGAAAAAAACGTAAATAGTGCCACCGTTATTTTCGTGTCCAAGGCACTTGAAATATGGATTTTTTGGCACGTTATCAACTTCGATAGGTTCGTTTATGGTTAGTTCCTGATAGGTTGGAGGCACGGCTTCGATGGGTTCTTGAATTTCGGGTTGAGGTTCAGGAATTACCGTTTCTGGAATATCGTTTGGAGCGTATTCCGAAACCGTGGGAATTTCGGATTTATTCGCCTGTAAATAGGCTTGTGCTTCTTCGAGTGTCCACATCGCATCGGCAACATCCCATTTTTTTGGAAATTCAGGACTATTTTTTATTTGTTTGAAACTCGCCTCAAAAAGTTCAGCAACTCCTTTAACACGACGGTAAATATTTGTTTTTTCGTTTAGCGACCAACCGCCAAACATTGCGTGAATCCCTGCCACGTCGTTGTCTGCCCAAAGAAAAATTTTACGCCCGTGCAACGGTGTCCAGTCCGCATTCTTCACGCCATCAGCACCACCAATCCAAGTGGATACAACATATTTTGGAAACAATAATTTAGCGGCTTCGGCTGTTTTTTCGCCTTCAACCAATAAAACAATTGCTTGTGGGCGTGATTTCAATTCGTGAAGATTGTACAATAAACGAGGCGTATCCAACCCTCGCCATTGCCAGCGTGTAGTTTTACCGTTGGATTTATAGGAGTAAGGAATTACGTCTTTTTTGCCGTTGGGTAAATCGAAACGGCAAACATAAGAAATGATGTTTCCATTTTCATCGTGGTATGCCCAAAAGTTTGATGGATTGCCATAATCCTTGAAAGTCAATTTTGAAACGTCAGGTAAATTATTTTGGTTAGGAACAGCATTTATCCAAATTGGTTCCTGAATTTTTGGGGCAGTTTCAGCTATCGAAACAATGGATCTGTCTTGAATCAATTTCATTGCTTCGGGTTTTGAATATCCTTGCAATTCGAAAAAATCCAAAACATCACCCCCTGCACCGCATGCAAAACACTTGAATTTCTTTTTTACTGGATTAACTTTCAAAGAAGCGTGGTCATCTGAATGAAAAATACAATTACCAACCATTTCAGGACCTTGTTTCTTCAAATATATGTGTTGACCTATAACATCCTCAATTCGATAGTTTTGTTTAATTTCTTGGATATTCATTTTTTGATAAGTTTGGAGGGTAAATTTAGGTTAAAAAATTTAATAGCAGTAGATTATTTTTACCTATGGATTATTTTTTTTAGTAAAAAATCTTCGAATTACGTAACCACGAATAATTGAAACAATGAAAAACACCGCTGTAATTATTAAATTTTGCGAAAAAGTAACAAGAATACCCATTGCAGGGTATAAGATTATTTGAATTAAAACTGAAGTGCCTAAACCTACAAATGTTTGAGTTAAGGATTCTATTAATGAAAGTTTTTTTGATTGCATTAGAAGTCTAGGTTTTCGTTAAAATCGTTTTTGTTTGGGTTGTAAATGAAAAGTTTTTCAATTGCTTTTTTACTTCCTGTATCTTTAGTAAGCGAACTTACAATTTCTTTACTCCAGATACATTGAAAGTCGTTTGGTGCATTATATTCGCTCACGTAAACAATATGTCCCTCAGTTGTTTTATCTCTGCACCATTGCCAGAAATTAGCGTGATTAAATCCATTTTTATAAGATGTTGTTCCTTCGTATGGAGGGTCGCAATAAATTATGCTGTTATCAGGAATTTGCAATTTATTATAACTTTCATTTACAAATCTAATTCCTTTTAAACTTTCGCTTTGGTTTAATGCGTTTTTGTAACTCTCCTTTACGTAATCCCTTTTTCCTGCCCCATCCCTACACCATCCACCAAGCCATTTACCGCTATAACTAAATGCAAATCCCGCATAACCTTTATATTTGTAATCATCACTTTTTCGCAACTCTTTATAATCAGCTTCGGTAAATTCTTTATTATTTTTTGGTAAATCGTATAAACAATCCCTTATAGCAATTAAGGCATCAATCAAATAAGAATTTATGTCTGCTCCTATTCTTTTTCCTTCTACTTTATCAATAATATTTGCGCCTCCTACAAATGGTTCAACCCAAGTTCTTTGATTTCTTTCTTTTAACATAATCGGTAGAATTTCTTTTGCTATCCGATTTTTACTTCCCATATATTTCATAATTTCAAATATTTATATTATTTTCATCCCTGCAAATAATCCCTAAACCGCCCATTTTCTGAACCATATTCAAGAAATTTACTTGTTCTGGTGATGTTTTATCAGTTGGGGTTTTAACTTCGATAGCGGTGAAGATTGCCATCGTTTTACCTACCATATCGGGGGTTATAGTTACCGATTTCATTCCGATAAGGTCGGAACTTCCAACGCATAAACCAGCATCGAAATAACGTGCTTGTCGTACTAATACATCACCAGCCTTGACGTTTACCGTTTGAGGTTGTGTGAATTTTTTAGACGCTCCAATCCAACACTTTCCAACGTTGTTTCGGAATATCCTAAAATTTGGATTTTTTCCGAGTGCAAGTTGTATTTTTTTTGTCAGGGTAACTCCTTTTCCGTTGCTCATTTGTTTAAATATTTAAAATATATTGAAAACCAGTAATCTGATCCGGCACGGCTTTTATTAAAAATAAAATATCCTAACAAGAAGTCTTTATTGTCATCTATAACATTGAGAAATCTTTGAAAATCAAGAGAAGAAGATCTTCTTCTAATTTCTTCCATCGCTTGCAAACGTTTTTGGAGCGGTAATTTTTGTAAGCGTTCCCTGCGTGTTTTTAAATTTTGATTCATAATTCCTGATTATTAAACTTTAAATATTCCTCTTTTTTATCGTTCAAAAACCAAATCGGCTTCATAAAAAGCATCATCTGCACCTCTATGTTTTTCAATATATCCAGTTTCTCCAAAAAAGAATTTGTGAGCCTCTTCGAAATTTGGCCATTTATAACCGGCTTTACCATTTCTGCTTGGAAGTTTGCAAATATTTGTTGACAATTTCATTGGGCAATCCAATTTTTTAGGAAAAACAAAGCCTCTATTTTCCATAAATCCAAAATCAAAGGCGTTATTAAATGCGGTTGCCCCTGCTGGATATTTATTCAAAATGGATTGAATTGTAGGTTTTAAATGAATTAATTGTTTTGATTTCTGAATCATTTCAATGGTTATGTCTGAATTTTTAACAATCCAAGAATCTTCTACCTCTTTTCTGATTATTGGTCTTTCGCGGCAAATTTCACTGAAAAGAATTTTCTTATTTCCAGTTTCTAAATTTAAACCTACAATTCCAACTTCGATTATTTTACCGCCTGTTTGAAGAAACCCGGTTGTTTCTAAATCTATTACTAAAATTCTGCTCATAATTTTTTTATTTAAAATGGTGTATAATTCTCGTCATTTTTATCGACGGTATTGTATTTTTCCAAATTCGATTTCAACGTTAGTAACTGGATATTGTCGATGTGATACCCTTCCCAGTTTCGAATCCTATCCACCGTGCATCTTTGCCCTCGCATTCCTTTTTTGATGATGTAGCCTTTTTCTATGCACCATTCCCGAAATTCGGCCAAGGTTATAGAAAATTCTTTTCCACGCCTCAGTGCGTTTCCTTTGAAGTTCACGAACCTGTCGTAAACAGGGTCTTTCATTCGACGGTAAATAGCATAATGCTTATGGCATAACCCTACTTTTTTTGAGTTTGGTTTCGATTTACAGCCATAAGCACAGCATTCTTTTCCTGCTTTTTTCTTGGCTTCCGAAATTTTGAATTCCAGTTTTTTAGGTGTGAAAAAATTATCTCCTGCCATAAGTTCGTTTTTTGAATTCTTCGAATGGTTCCTGATATTTTGGAGGTTCTGGAATATTCATTTTTGATTCCAAAGTTATTTCGGTTATTTTGCCTTCAAAATATAAAATGTTGTGAATTAATTCTTCTTGATGAGGTGTAACAACTTTAAATCTACCTTGTTTTTCACAAATAAAACCCTCTTTTTTTATTACGGTCTCTATTTCTCTGTAAGTTACCCCGCATTCTTTCGCTATTTGAGAAATTTTCTTCATTTCTTGACTGGCTTAAAAACTTGCAATTTATCGACATTCAAACCATGCGTTATAATGCATCTATCCCTCGCTTTGACAGCTTCTATTTCGTCTGTATAGTACCCGCATTCGTATAAAATGCCATTTTCACGAATCGCAGCGTGCCATTGTTGTTTTTGGCGATTCCAAGTAACCCCTGTATATTGTTTCATTTTTTACGGTCTAAAAATATTTTTTTGATTTCCGAACAACCAACGGGAAATTGAATCCCAAATTTTGTCAAATTTTTTCATTTCAATAATTGTTTAGGTATCCAAATTTCTTTTCCGCAAATCATAAAAACGGTGTAATATTTATTTTTCATAATTTCTATTATTTTGTTAGGCAAATATAATAATTAAATTTAATTAAAACACTATATTTTAAATTATTTTTCTAAAAATCTAAATCGTCATCAAATTCACCTGCTGGAATTTCTTCGAAATCTATTTCCTGTGATTTTTCGAGTTCTTTTCGTTCCTGTTCAATTCTCTCACGCTCCAAGCGTTCTATTTCGATTTTTTCAATCTTTTTTTGACGGGAAGTGAATATAGCATTTGCCCATCCCGGCTTATAACCTCTTTCGGCTGCAATTTTCCGAAGGTCTTCCAAGCTTTCGGCCTGTCCTTGTTCTTTGCGCTTTTCCTTCTTGATGAAATTCAAGGCGGTAATTTCTTCTAAATTGCCTTCAATTTGTTTGGGTGTCGTGTCACGGGTTTTATTGACGTGGCCGCATTGCGGACACACAGACGAAGGCTCATATACAGCGAAACAACTCTCGCACATATCTACTCGAATATTTTCTTCCTGTTTCTTGGAACCCCGTTTTCGTTTTTCGCCATCCAAACTCCATTCCTGCTCATCGTACGGCAAGCCGTGGCGTTCCGTGTTGCCTACGTGGTCAAGAATGAATGCAAACGGCTTTTCAGATGCTGCAATAGCTGCCAAACGCCCTTCCTTTGTGTTGAGGTCGAAACCAGGAGCATATACTGGACGTAAAACCCGCCCACGTTGTTGTAGGTTCAATCCCTTGCTTTGGGTCGGTCTCAATTCGATTGCGGTCGTTGCTCTCGGAATATCGGTTCCTTCGCCTATCAAATCACAGGAAGTCAAACCGTCAATATCACCATTTGTCAAGCCGTCGATGAGTTTTTTACGTAAATCATCTTCGGTATTTCCGTCGATGGAATAAAATCGAAATCCTGCATTTCTGAATTCCTGAGCGGTGCGTTCAGCGTGAGCCACGGAAAAGCAAAACACGATTGCTGGAGTTTTTGAGCACAACCTACTATAGTGGGCAACTGCTGAACCAATAATTTTTGGTTTGTCAAGCAAATTTGAAAGGTCGTTTTTTGCATAATCTCCCATCGAGTTTTTTACCCCTGACAAATCCAAGGCTTCGGGTGTTCCAAAAATTCGAGGTCTTACTAAAAATCCTTCATCCATCAACCACGCCATTGTAGGGCCTTCAATTAATTCATCAAAAATACCACCGCAATTTCTTCCCAGTCCTTGACCGTCTGAACGAATCGGGGTTGCCGTTACGCCTATGACTTTTGATTTGGGGAAATTTTCTATTACTTTTCGCCAACTTCCAGCGGTAGCGTGGTGCGCTTCGTCAACTATTATAACATCAGGAATCCAGTTCATTGTAGCGAAATACCCAAGGCGTTTGATTATCGTTTGAACGCTGGCAACTTGCACAAAATTATTAAAATTTGGCGTATAAGCCGGATTTATCATACCGTGCTGCACGTCGAATTTAAGAAGGGCATTTGATGTTTGGCGTAATAATTCCACACGATGCACCAATATAAGCACTCGTTTATTTTTGAAGGCTGTTTGTTGAGAAATATAGGTAAATATCACAGTTTTACCCCCACCCGTTGGAAGTACAAATAAAGTGGAATTTATAGAATTTCTGAAACAACCCCTAATATCTGCAACTGCTTTGGTTTGATAAGTTCTGAGTTGGAGCATAGATATTATTTTTCGGCTGGTTCCATAGATTTTTCTGGCTCGGCTGTTTCTTGTTTTTTAAGAGTTAATCTCTCGATCGCTTCATTTACCTTGGTCACGGTAGTAAATGCTGCTGGTTCTTTTTTCTTCCAATTAGCAACCGTGCAAAATGGAATTCCTGCTTCTCGAAATACCTCATAAATATTTAATCCCGATTCTTCACACTTTTCACGAATGATGTCAATTTGTTTTTTCATAATATGCAGTTATTTTATTTAAGGTTTTTAAACCGTTTTATAAATGCAAATATAATAATTAAATTTAATTAAAAAAGTTTTTTTATTTGAAAAGTTTAATTTAGATTTGCGGTATCAAAAATTTAAAAACTTATCATTATGAAAAAAATTGAAGAATTATTTAAACAAAATGACGGGATGACGGTTGACGGCTCAACAGTGGAAGAACGTCACGAAATCTGGAAGCTTCTTTTTGAAAAAAACTTAATCTGCGACAAAAAAGAGAGTTTAGAATTGGAATTCAGGCTATTAGGTAATAATAGCTTTTATTTTAGCGGTTCAGACAATAATTTTGTTATTGAGTTTGTAAGTTTCGGAATACCTGTGACAAACGTTTCTTTCAAGGAATTCGAAGACCGTTTAGCTCAATTATAATGACTAACCAAGAATACCACTCCGACACTTCGAGTATTTCGAAATCGGGTTTAGACAAAATAGAGTCCAGTCCTTTGGATTATTGGTGGCATTATTTACGCCCTGAACGAGAAATAAAACCGCCAACATCCGCAATGCTTTTTGGAACTGCTTTACATTCGGCAGTTTTAGAAAAACACGAGTTCGAAAAAACTTATGTCGTGATGCCTTCAATAAACAAACGGACAAATATCGGCAAGGCAGAATTTCAGAATTTAACCGAAATGTGCCAACTCAACAATCAAGTTTTAATCGATCCCGAAGATTTTGACAATGTAAGACGTATGCGTGATGCAATTTTCAAGCATCCAACGGCAAAATTATTGTTCGAAAATGGTTTGGCTGAGCAAACTTTCAAGTTTCAGGAACAAAATACAAGTGCAAATTGCAAAATACGCCCTGATTGGCTGGATAGTAATTCTGGGTTAATTGTGGACTTAAAAACCACCGAAGACGCTACCAAACGAGGGTTTATAAAATCTGTTTTAGAATACAATTACCACAAACAAGCACCATTTTACCTTGATGGTCTTGAAACGGTTGGAAACGATAGATCGGGTTTTGTTTTCGTAAACATAGAAAAAACAGAACCGTTCAAAATCGGAATTCATTACCTTGACAATCGAAGCGTTCAGTTAGGGCGTGACACTTACATAAGAAATTGTGAAACGTATGTTGAATGTCTAAAAACAGGAATTTGGAAAGGGTACGATGAAAAAATAAGCGAAGTTTCATTGCCCGAATGGGCGTTTAATAGGTAAATATTAATTTAACGGTGGCGACCCACGCACATAATTATGAACATAGAAGGAACTTTAAGAGAAATCAAAGAAACACAAGACGTAGGATCGTCTGGGTTTCAAAAACGGGAATGTGTCGTTACAACTGACGAACAATATCCACAACATATTTTGGTGCAATTTGTCCAGGATAAATGTAACTTGCTCAACAATTTCAAAGTTGGCGAAAAAGTAAACATCGATATTAATTTGCGAGGACGTGAGTGGGTAAATCCGCAAGGAGAAACCGTTTATTTCAATACCATTCAAGGTTGGAGAATTGCAAGCGTACAACCTACACACGTGGCGAGTCCTGCGCCTGCTCCACAGCCAACGTATCCACAATTTAATCAGTTGTCAACACAACAGGTGGCTAATTTTGATGATGAACCGGATGATCTTCCGTTTTGATCTAAAATACAATAAATAATCAATGATTTTAAAAAAACTTATCAATGGAAAATAATTTACCGAGTTTGCAAACAACTCACCAAGTATCAGTATTCGACTCTTCGCAATCATTTGAACACGCCCAACGTATGGCAGGACTTTTGGCGAAATCTACAATGGTTCCAACAGCTTACCAAGGCAATTTACCAAACTGTGTAGTTGCTTTGGAAATGTCCAACCGAGTTGGAATGTCACCGCTTATGGTTATGCAAAATATGAACGTAATCCACGGTAAACCGAGTTGGGGAAGTTCATTCATTATCGCATTAATCAATTCCTGCGGTCGATTTTTAGACCCGTTGCAGTTTAATGTTTCGAAGGATAAGCAATCTTGCCGAGCGTTTACTAAACGCCAAGACGGTACATTAATTGAAGGCCCTGAATGCTCAATTGCAATGGCAACAGCCGAGGGATGGATGAGTAAATCAGGCTCTAAATGGAAAACTATGCCGGAACTGATGTTGCAGTATCGTGCAGCTGCTTTTTTTGGTCGTTTGCATTGTCCAGATGTGCTTATGGGTATGCAATCACAAGATGAAGTGCAGGATGTGGGTTATACTGAAATGCCCTCAAACAATTCAGTAATCAAAAAACTAAACAACACCGTTGCCGAAAAACAACCTGAAGCCGTTGTTTATGAAAATTTCGAGGTTATCGATCCCGAAATCGTGGTTCAGGAAACTTCTGCTGAAATCTCCGAGGATGATAACGATTTTTAATTAAAAACTAAATAAATAAAAAAAAACTATGTCTAGAATAACAAAACAAATTGCTGAAAATGTAGCGGGTCAATTAACCCGAAAAAAGAATACAGAAATCAGTTCTTTGAAAAAAGAACTTGAAAATAAATTTAGTGAAATTTATTTAAAAACAGTTCCAAAAGAAGTGCTTCAATTGTTTGAAAAATTCCCTGATTATGTGAAAACAAGAAGAGGATTGCAATGTACTGGAAACGGATTTGAATGGCAAACTTTGGATTTAAACAAAGAATTACCAGCTTACAAAAATTGTTTTTCTCCAAATGAATTTGACGCAAAAGAACTGCTTGAATTGGTAAACAAAATCAAGGATAAAAAACAGGAATTATTCAAATTGAAGGCTGAAATTGAAAATGTTATTTTTAATTTGAGAACTTTCAAAAAAGTCGAAACTGAATTTCCAGAAGCCGTGCCATTTTTACCAACAACAATTTCAACAATTTCAACAGCCTTGATGGTAAATATTTCAGATTTACGCAATAAATTAAAATAAATCCTTATATTTACACCCGATAAGTTTTGGATATTTTTTTGGTCATTAAACACGCTTTCGGGCGTGTTTTTTGCGTTTATACGGGAATAAAAAAAACCGATATTAAATATCTGTTTCTGAAAATTTGAAATCATTTAGGCGGTTTAGCCACCCCTTTATAAATCGTTTCTGCGAAGGGTTGTTTTTCACAATGTCATTGAAAAACTTTTTTCGAGCTTCAAAAACGGCATCAAAAAATTTCTTTTGGTCAACCAAATTGACGGCAATAATTGTTTGATTACCTACAATTCCATCTGGTTCAATTTTCAAAATTCGTTGCGGAATTACGATGCCCCACTTTCCAGATGTGTACACCCAATCAACCAATAAATTAGCCACTGACTGGTTAATTAATCTATTAGCATGCCATTTGTTCCAATAAATTTTTAAAACGGCTGAAAAATCCCTTTCGTCAAGTAAACGAATATCTACAACATCTATGTCACCGTCACCATCTTTGTCGTAACCGATTTGTCGCCAAGTTCCAATTGTGATACCCATATTTGTTGCCCCGCCCTTGTCGGTTGGGTCATTCACAAACCCCGCTTCCCATTTCGCCAAAATAGGCGATAATTTTTTTACGTCTGCCATTTTATAGATATTTTACTTCGAAATGAATTTTTATATTCTGCACAAAACCAGAAGTGTCTTCATCAACAATCAAATAAAATTGAGTGTTCGATACTTTTTTAAAAAGTGGCTCTCTAAAATTAGTATCGTTTATCCAGTTAGCATCTGAACTCATAGATTCTGAGCTCATCATTACTTTGTAATTCGTGCTAACTAAGGCAGGCGAACTCATAGTTATAAGGTATCTGTTCGCTTGAAATTGCCTTGCGTTTAAAATACAACTTGCAATATCCCCGGAACAAGTAAAAGAATCTCCAACGGTTCCTGTTCCTGGATTAATTCCTGTTACCCATCCTTTTTTTACGGGTAGTTGGTCGTACAAATACCTTGTCCTGTCTCCAAGTTCCTGCGCTTGCCTGTTAGAAATTCCACCAGAACCCCCTTCAACTGGGTCAGTCGTTTCAAGCTGATAAATACCAGCTACCCATTGTGATGTTTCCGTTACGTTTGCCATAATATTAGAATGAAATTGTCCAACTTCCGTTTAAAATAATATCTGAATTTTTGCTAATTAATTCACGTGTTTTGCGAGCAAAAAGAGTGTTATCTGTACACAATAGCCCAACCTCACGAATTCCTAAACCGTTGCCTTCGGAAGCCCCGAGTGTCCAATCAAATTTAACACTGGAAATTGTCGGGTACGAAACCGCTCCAAGTGCTTTGGTGAAAGCTCCAGTAATGGCCGTATCTGAACCTGATGGAGCCGTGTTATTTGTTCCAAACGCTATTTGCGTCAATTGCTTGCCGGAAGTAGCTGCACCAAGCAAGTTGGTGACAGCAGTACGTCCGCCATTCACCACCAAATTATTGTCTGTATAAATCTCTAAAATTTTGCCTGTTTTAGCGCAAATTTTTTCAAGATAAAATACGCCTTTTATAGTTAATTTTTCCATAGGAATTAAGATATATGAATTATTAATGAGTCATTGGATTCAAGATATTTTTGCGAGCCGTCATAGTTGTAAACACCATCATAATAGAAGTGTTTGTGTTCTAAATCTTCCAGCATTGGAGGTGCTTCATAAGTGATGTTTAACGTATCGAACAATTGTTCAATGGTGTCAAATATAGCCAAATTATATGAAATTCCTTCAAGATAGGAGCGAACATTTTTATACTCTCGAATCAGTTTCGCTAAATTAGACTGCGAAACCCCATCAAGTCCAACGGTGTCACCCAATTGGGAATCAATGGAAAATCGTGCCCAATCAATTAACGGGTTACCCATATCGATTCCTTCAGTCAAAACTGCATCGGTATAGCCACAAATGCGCATAGCTTCACGAATAGCGAACACGGTACCCATATAACGTTTCAATTCAATAGCACGTTTAATTATTTCCCTGCGCTGTGCGTCATTGGTTGCAACTCCATAACCCACGAAGCCTTCCACGTCGAATTGACGTGCCAAAGTGGGCAATGCGCTTGCTGAAACAGTGTCGATGACATAAACAAGCAACGATTCTAATTCGATTGAATTCATACGTGCCGCTACCATAGCATCGAATGCCGCTAAATGCGGTACGCCTGCAATGGAATCGGCTAAAATGTTTTCGTTTGTCTGGCTCATATTTTATTTTATACAGCGAATTTCATTATCCTACGTTTGTTCCCGTAACGGTCACATTAATACTTGTGATATTCGCAAATTGCGTTTCAGAAATCACTAAATCAGTTGCAGGCACGGTCACGTTTGCTTTGTAAACCCCATCAATCATACACAATGCCTTGATTTGGTCAATCACAATATCTTGCCCTAATAATTTTCTACGACCGTCACGAAACGCCTCTAAATTAGCGATTACAACGGGCAAAATATCACCCTGAACCGTTCCTTCATATAAAATCAAACCAACTGCAATAGCCGTGTTCGTGGCCGTTGGCGAAGTCACTACAACCGTATCCGTCAAAGGTCTAATTCTGTCTGCAGTTAAAACCGCTTCGACTGCGTCTAAAATTTCAGGTGGTGTGGTTGCCAGATTCGCCATCAATGGAAAAATTTCGACAGTTCCAGGAATCGGATTCGTCACGGCAACATCTATAATCAACGGTGAAGTAGATTTCGCCCAAAATTCGTATGCCTTGTAACTTCCTGCGTTGGAAAACGCACTTGGAGCCAATTTTATACGATCTCGTAATTGTTCATCAATTTCTTCATCAGAACCGCCTGCGGTAACATCTGTATTTGATGCCGTTGCCAAATAGGGTTGTGGGTCTAAAATAACCGATACCGTGCCAATGGCGTAATCGTTGGATAATTTGCCAGCCGTTTGCGCAATAAATGTTGCCGAAACCGTGTCAACTCCAGTTAAAACAGCAGTGTCTTCCACAAGTTCGAAAACCGCCCGTCCATCGGTAGAACTCACACGTAAACCAGCAGGAATAACCACGTCACCGTGACCAGCTACAAGCGTCAATAATAACGTTGTTTGAGCCAGGGCAGCAGGCAAGCGAGTTACACCAACCAAAACGCCCAAATTGTCCAGCATCGGGAAATGTGCATAATCTACAAGATTTTGAAGGCTTGCGTCCTGAATCTGATTTCGAAGAAGTAATTCACGATAAGCGAACGCATTAATCAAGAGCGTTTCGACTTGCGCAGGCTCTAACGCCCGCCCAGTTCGTGCCTCATAATCTGCAATCATTTCATTAATGATTGTCGTTGCGTCCCTGTCTATGAAATTTGGTGTAGGTAGTGCCATTTTATTTTGTTTGCTCTGTTTTAAATTCGTTTTTCTCCCTTGTCGGTACTAAATTCTGGTTTGCGTAACCCGAAATCAACGCTCCTATAGCTATGCCTATACCTACTTTTATAACTTCCGTCAAAATCCCTTTGTCCTCAATTTTACGTACTCTTTCCGGTAAATCGGCTGTTTTTTCGATGTTATTTTCAATCCTTACAAGACTGACCTTGAAATCCTGCATAAACACGAACAACTCATCGAATTGGCTTCTAAAATGGGCGTGGTGTCGCTCAATAGTTTCTACTTTCATTTGTAATTTTGTTCTATCGATTACTTCTTGTAGGTTTTCTTTTTCGGACATCTGGGGGTAAAATTTAGTAGGTTTTTTGTTTGTAAAATAGTCTGGCAATTATTACTATAAAAATAATAATCATTTCTTTAATTGAAAAATGTAACGGATCTAAAAATAATTCCTTAAACAAGTTCCAAACCGCCAACCACAACAACACAAATTTAACAAAACTAAATTTATCCTCAAGGAAAATATATAAAGAAATCAGCATAAAAAATAATGCCGTTCCGATGTAGTAAAAGCCGTGAACCATATCGGCAAGCACGGCAAATACCAAAGCTAAATACAATATTAGCTTATTTTCTATCATCGGGGCGGTCGGTACCTAAAATACTTTGCACATCGCTATTATTGTCTTTGTCGTGGTCTTTAACCAAGGCGGTTACAATAATCCAAGCGATAGACCCGAACAGTTGCCAGCCTTTTTGGTCTGTAAAATAACCAGCCGCATAAGCTTGCATAACGGCATCAATTAAAAAAGGTAGTCCTGTAACAAGTCCTGCCAATGTTGTTTTCCAATTTTTCATAATCCAAATAGTTTTAAAAGTTTCTGCCAAAATGTTAGTTTTTTATTCTTTACAATCGGTGCGGTTTCGAACTTTGGCACGCTCAAAGATACCGATTTTTCTTTTTCAATCTGCTGCATAATTGGAAATGTTTCCCCTACCGTGTAGGTTGCGCTTCCTGATGCTATTATTGCAGATTGTAATATTGTTGTTATCATTAATCTATTATTTAGCACGATTTACATTATAAAAGTCCATCCAGTTGATTTATAAATATATAATCCCTCTGTTGTATCTGTACAATATACCATTAATCCAATTGCTGGAGACGCTATTGCGAGTCTTTGTGCGTTTGTCATTCTTGGAGGTAGAAATCCTTTAGTTGTTGACCTTACCTCTACTTTTGCAGATACCTCTGGTAAAAAAGTATCCGAAGCGAAACTGACACGTCCATCTGGGTAGGCGTTCATAGCGTTGCTAAAGGAGCCATTGTTATTAATGCCTAAATAACCACCAAGACCATCACTTGAAAAGTAAAATTGAGTAGTATTACCTATTTTTCCTAAAGATAATAACCCATAAGAGGAGCCTCTAATCTCATAAGTTGAAAATCCAGCACCGTAATTATATGGAGACGTAGTCCCAAGGCTGTATTTTCCAGAAGACAGCCTATATATTTCTGAATCTGAAAAAGAGCCATTGTCTGAAAATGGAATATAGTTGTTTGTGTTTACTTTGTTTGATAAATTTTCAATTTCGTTGTTTTTTGTCAACACTTGAATTGGTGCGGTGGGAACTATTAATCCACTATCAATTATTTTTTTTGCAATAAAAGCGTGTCCAACCTCATTGGGATGTATGTTGTCAGAAGATAACATAGTGGCATTACTCCATCCTGTCGCTACGTCAATACAGTTTCCTACTCCATACGTTGTAGTTATCCAATTGCTCAATGCGCTTTGGTCTGCTTGTGTTGTTTCTGGAACGGGTAATAAATGAAATACTGTCGTGCCTTGCGCTTGTAACTGTGTCACAATGTTAGCGTAGTTAGTTTGCCAAGTCCCAGAAGCAACTCCTGATGCTAAATCATTTCTGCCTATTGCAATAATCGCATATTTAGCTTTTATTAATTTAGTATAATCAACGGTTTGGGTAGCTTCAACCGTTCTATCACCATCCCCTGCATTTACTATTACAGTTCCTAAACTTCCAATATTATTTGCCCATCTTAAACCGTTGTTTTTTGCTGAATATCCTACAGATTTGGAATCTCCTATTACTAAAATATCAGGTTTATAATTTGAAAATGATGTAACTTTTACCGAAATAATTTCATTTGTTCCTGAATTATTAAAAACACACATTTCAGAAGAATTGGGTATTTTAAAATTTTTTGTTGTGGATAAATTGCCTAAAATTGACAATTGATAGCTTGTGCCCTGTGTTAAGTTATAATAAGTGAAAATAATTTGGTTTCCGAGTTGAGAGTATTTAATTTTTATAATATCGTTAGCGTTTATTGTTGGTATTGACTTACTGGCTATTGTGTTAGCTGGTAGCAATCCTTGACCGTCCCATATCTTCATAACAGAACCTGTAGGGTCGATGTGGCAATATATGGATGCAGAATACCAGCTATTGATTGATTTTTTCCCGACACTAACCCCATAGCCAATTACACTTGCTTTAAACGTAACTTCACTTTCTATGTTTTCGTCAGTATTTTTCAAACCATCAATTGAAATGTATTTAGAAAAATCTCCTGTGCCGCCAGTAAAAATCATTTTCCCATTGGAGTATGTTGGAGTAAATCCCGTTGCGGTATACCCAGTTATATCAGAAAAATAGGTTTTGAAATGCTTTAAAGAATAGGGACTTGAATTTGCAGAGCCTGTAGTTACAGAGCCGTCAGCCATTAAAAATTGCGCGCTTGTGCCTCCTTTTTTTATAAATAAATTGGCTGTCAAATAGCCATCGCTTGAAAAAGTAAACCTTTTATTCCAAGACCCTGAGGCGAAATTCCATAAATCCAAACCATTTGAAGCGTTTAGTTGAAAGGTGTTGCCGCTGGTAATTGCGTTATTATAAAAAGAAAAATAGCCTCCCCCAAGAACTGAATCAGAACCATTTTTCCTTACTATGTTTCCGGATTTAGAGGCAATTACTCCGAACCTTTCAATAATAGATTCCTTATTGTTTCCAGCATCAATAGCAGTATTATATAGATTGAAATTAGAAGTCGCAGGAACTACCTTAGTCACGTAAGTACTTCCGTTATACACCCAAGAGCTTGCATCTGTACCAATATATAGATTGTCAACTGACAATTTAAAAGCATCATCATTGGTAACCGGCGGATTTTCATCATCAAATATCGTTGCCGTATTTGGTGATGTTGAATTTACATATACAATAGTTGCGTATGTAGCTGGTACTTTTGAATCAACATAAGTTTTAGTGGCTTGTATACTTGGATAAAGAGTGTTATTTACGGTTGTGAAATCTGTGGCTTTGTTTGCTACGTTCTCAGGCGTATATCCTAAAGCTGCTTGTTTCTCACTATCCAACTCTTGCAAAGCACTTTGAACATTTGTAGCTGCAATACCACCAACAGGCGAAACGCTTACATTCGTAGCTGGTACTGTTCCGGAAGCCACAGCAGTGGTAGTTGTTTTCTGTTTTCGCAAATCGTCCACATATCTTAACACGCTTTTCTTGGTGCCAACATCATAAGATGTTTTGTATTCGAAAGTCAATTTATACAGTAATCGAATTTCACCGTCTCGCAACGTCGGGAATAGTGTCTGCAATTGTTCCCAATTGTGCGCCTGTGCGAGTGTTAAATTTGCGAAGTCAGTTTCGGCACTTTTGATTTTTATCGTTTCCCCGTAACGAGGGTCTTGAAGTGCGTAAACGTAATAAACGAAATAATTATTAGCCGTTACGGCTGTACGTGTGCCGTTTACTGTTAAATATTCTGGCGTGTTTGTTCCGCTATTCCAAAGAAACGGAAAATCCGTGGCAGGTATTTTTTCCAACAAACCTGATGCACTATTTGAGATGCAAATAAACTTACCTGATGTTGCAGGAAGCAATCCCGTGCCTAAATTCTGCGTGAATTTAACCGAGCCTGTCGATGCATTCGTCAATGTATAATAAATGTTGTCGTCCAAAATTGTACCGCTCGATAGCGTTATTACGGCATTCGAGCCATCTACTGCAGGCGTACCCGCTGAAATTGCGTTGCTTGAAATAGTCAATCCGCTTGACCATTTTGCGCCATCAAGGTGTTTCCAAGCGTGGTCAACCCAGCTAACATCATTCTTGTGAAATTCCACGGCTTCAATTACCCGTCTATCAGCAACGCCTAAAGTCGCATTCCAATAGAAACGGTAAACTGTGGCTATGGTTGAGAATTCAGTCCAAGGTGTTTGTGTTGCTATTGGATTTCCTGAACTATCGAAGTAAAAATACCAAATTCCAGTTGTGTTTGTAAAATTAAAAGTAACTGGACTTGTTTTTTCGTGCATAACCGCTATACCGCTTCCGTCCGTGAAAAACCTAACCGGATTTATTGCTGAAATCGCAGTACCATTTTTGACGGTTGAAATAGTCAAAGTTAATGCCGAGTTATCAATGGTAAAATCATTCTCGGTTAAAAATTGTTTTTGGCAAATTCCTGTAAATACAGTTTGTTTTAAATCCAAATCTGTTTTTAAAGCGATATTAGCCGCAGGTGTTTTCTTATGCACGCCATCCGTTTCCTGCGTAACAAAGTAAGTAGGTGTGTTGTTTTCAGTCGCTACCGTGTTTTGAATACCGTAGGGCGGTTTGAATGGATTATTTTGCGCCAACGCAAATAATGGTAGTAAAAATAAAATTAGTTTTTTCATTATGTATAAAATTGAATTAAAATTTGTGACCCTGCTTCTATTGTTTGTTTAAACGTAATGACGTTAGTTGTTTGCGTGAACGTGTTTAGGTCTGATTCAAACCCTGCTTGTTCCAAATAATGAGGATATCCGTCTATATACGCTATTGGCATAGCTACAGCCCCTACAGGAATAGTATAATCCTGTCCAGAGCCAACAAATCTTATAATTTGTATTCCGGTAACGTAGTTTTGCAAAGCTTGATAAACAGCGTCCTCGCTTGGGGAATAATTCAAAACTCCTTGTGTTACTGTTTGGCTTATCATTGATGCAGGAGGATCAACCACGATAGGTATTTCAACTCCTAAAATCCAATTCGTTCCATTTCCGACAATTGCATTTAATTCCTCTGTACACACAATATCGGGGAATCCGCCTGTTTGATGATATGTGCCTTTTCCCGCTAAAAACCATTCGTTTGTCGTTGTGTTTGGCAGTGTTTGTCCATCCGTAACGGAAATAGGTAAAAAAGCCAACGACCCAGTTGAGCCAATAACTCCGGCTATAAATGTGGACAAATCAGAAACAGTACCACGCCTTAAATCAGTTCCGACTTCGTGAGGTATATTGTCGGTTAAATTGAAAGGCGCTTCAACTAACTGGCCGACTCTTATTGTCGATATTAATAATGGGTCTATCATAGTTTCATCATTTTTAAACGCACAACGTAAGGTTGGTAATTTTTGTTCGTTCCTGATACTCCAGCTGTTTCTGTTGTGGAATAATCCGTAGAAGTGCCTGAGTTGTCAAGTGTATATTGTGCTCCAGAACCCCCTGCGTTATTGCTATTTCTTCGTATATTATGGCTATGCGACACCAACACCGTATCTGGAGAACCACCATACCCTCCTATATTTGAAAAATCACTTCCATAAGCAATAACAGTTAGTCCATTATCGTTTGGAGTTCCGTTTTGTCCGTTACAGATAGCGAATCCAGTACATAAATTAATACCTAATCCTGTAACATCAAAATTATCATCAATATATTGTTGCGTGACTGCCATTTCTTTTATCTCAAATTGCAAGGCGGCCGAATGAATATTGATAAAATTAACTAAATCTTGAAAAGTAGTTTTTTTCAAAGTTTGGTCAGACAATGTTTCAAACGGGAAAATATCCGTTAACAGGATGCTGTCCGGTGGCAATTGGTCAACTCTAACAGTCGTTATTAAATTAGGATCTATCATAATTGTTTGGTTTGTATTATTTGTGTTGCCGCTGGGTCTGTTACTATAACCTCGTTAGGGTCTCCGCTGTTCAAGACATCTGTTCCTTTGGTTGTTGTAAGCGGTATGCCAAAACCAACTAAACTACCAGAAAATGATAAAAACTCATCAACAGCAGTAGCTTCCGAAAGTTCTTGAATGTAACATTTACCATAATCAACAACAGGAAATTCTCCTTCAATTTTCCATTCCAATAATGTTTTTGAGCGTTTTAATTGTTTTAGTTTGTCGTAACTCACAACTGTAAAAGTACCACCGCTAACACTTGAATTGATTTGCAATCCACTAAATGAAATCGTATAGCTTTGCATTGTTGGGCGTGACGTTGCCCATCCTTGATTATCACGTGTTGTTGTATCGATAAACTCGCTTGTTTCACTAAATGGATTGTCAGTTAGGCAAGCAATTGGAAGGTAGCTTCCAAGTACTTTTATGTATAAAATGCGATCTTGTCCTTTGTAAAAATCCATATTGTAAAAGTAATAAAAATTTATGAACGAATTGAAATAAATTAACCCCTAATTGAAGGCTTGGTAGTTTGGCCATAATCAAATGTCAAACTATAATTCAAGTCGGCAACCTCGCTTGTAAAAAACTGCAACAATTTACCTTTTGTAATATTCGTGTCCGTGTCGTAACTATATTCTACAAACATGAATAACCCGTTTATGTTATTTATTTCGATTACAGATAAATATGGCAGATAACCGTAAAAATCCCCAGTAAACTCTTTAATTGGCTTTTGCTGGATACGCATATCGTCCTCGGCACTTATTTGTAAAATAGATTTTTCTTCCAGCTTGCCTTTACGTGTCCAAACTGTTGTAAGGGTTGTTTTATCGCTTTTGTAAATAGCACCGATAAACACGTCACCAATACTGTCACCATTATAAACTTCTTGGTTTTCCTTTATAATCGAGCTTGGAGCGCTGTTTCTCTGTACCGTGTGAAACTCCCCTATTTTGCCGTCATAATTGAAATTATTAATAAGTTCGCATCTTTGAACTTCGACAACGACCGGGGATATTTTATCCGAAACAGCTGACTTAATTATAACATAAACAGTACAGTCACTTGGTACTGGTTCTATTTTTAAAGTCCATTCAAAACTTCCTGCACCATTTTGCGTAACCCTTGCTAATGTTTCCGTATTTTTCCAAACACCATTACTATCTGTCCAATAACCATCTGAACGAACAATATTAAATCCGAAGTTGGTTTGCGAATTAGTTTCTACGCTTAATTCAACTTTTAAATCGATTTGGCTTCCTGCATTTACAAAAACACTTTGGCTTCTTAATATTTCTTTTAATATAGGGTCTGACAAGATATATTTTGTTTCCATTTTCAACCCCATTGTATCGTTCAAATCGTTAATTAGAACAGTTCCATATAAGTTAGTTGCTTTAGTCCAGCTGTCAAAAATTAATGCGCTGTCGTGATGCAATGTTGGGTTAGAGTTCATTCCGGTTTTAAAACCATATTTATAATTTAAACGATACGCTGAAATCGCTCCTTTTGTTTGGATTTGTTGATTTCCGTTGGAATGATGTGGAAAATAGTTATCAATTTGTGAACCTACTTTTTTGTATAGATTTTTTGTAAATGTTGTGTTTAGGGTGTTGTCAATAAACGTAACGTTGTTTATAAACTCGTTTGGTCTATATACCCACCATTGCCCATCTTGTTGGGTAATGCAAGCAGAAAAGATATTTAAAACCGAGTTCAAGACCTCTTCACACGTCATTATGGTGTTGTCGTCAACTTTTACAAAACGCTCTGAATTAATATAAGTGTCTTTTAAAATATTTGTTCCGGCATAATCAATATAATAAACATCGATAAAACTGTTGATTGTCATTACTATGCCAGTTCTTGCCAAACAAGCCTCAATAACTTCAAACATCGATAATTTACCAGTAAATGTAAATCCGTTGCTTTTTACGAAAGATAAATCTTTTAAAGTTCCTAAACCGTCGATAAAATCCAAATCAACTACCCATATATCACGGACAAATGACTGCGTAACCCCATCAGGTTTCAGAAAACCATTGAATACGGTTACGCTGTTTTTTGTAACTTTTACGGTATATGTTTTTTCATCTGCTTCCGAAAATTCATCAAATGTCAGCAATGGATTTGCTTCTAATTTCAAACTCAAACCAGTACCGCGAATAGTATCGAGAATGTTGTCAACGCTACCTTTGTCGAATGAAATTTTTCCGAATATTTCAGTAGATGCGCCACTAAATCTAGTCTCAAATATTTGAACCAAATAACCCGTATAATCGTTTCTTATGAAATATTTTTCCATTATCCTCGTCCTCCTATTCTTAAATTTCGTTGAGTGGTGTTATTTAGAACACCTATTAAAGAAGTTCCTGCTATTTCAAAAACAACTGTTCCATTCATACCTCCGCTCCATCCACCGCCTCCTGATGTTGTTGATGTATTGTTTGCTCCGTTGCCTGTGGCATACGATGCTTGATTACCGCTTTTTGCTTTTGAGCCTATCGCTCCCCCAACCGCTTTTAATGCAACGCCAACCGCAATTGCGGCAAGACCTGCACCAATAGCTATCGGGCCGCCTGTGGCAATTGCCAAGTCAAGTTTTCCTTTTACAACAGCTAATGTGCCGTATTTTATCAAAAGCCCGCCCATTTCTGACAAGAAAGCCCCCAAACTCGCTAACAATGAGTTGCCAATAGCTTGAAAAACATTGCCGCCAGTTGCAAGTGCCCCCCCAATAGCAGTTCCTAAATTATCAAATGTGGAGGCTAGACTTCCTTCAATTATACCTTCGGCTTCTTTTGAAAAATTCCTAAGCAATTCTAATGTTTTTTTTAAATTAAACTCGGCATCTGTTAAAAAAATAGGTACTATTGGAATGTTTAGCTCTATAGGGTTGGTTTTTAAATTAGTCAAATCTTCGCTGAGCCTATCTCTGAACATCGACAACAACTTGTCGTTTTGTTCATCAGTGCTTAACGAAGGCTTAACTGTTCCTACGCTTAGTATATTTTCTGTTTTTGTTGCTTTTGTTTTTCCTGCGGCTTTTTGGTCTAATTTTAAATTAGACGCTTGAAGTGTGTTTATAACTCCTTGCCTGCGCTCTAATGCCTTTGTCCCAGATAAAATTTCCTGTCTGTAATCGCTCTCTAATTTTTTAGAATTATTTACTAATGCGTTTAAATTAGTAACAGCTATAAATTTTTGATTATCGGCATATAGTTCATCATTTGATGCTCCGTTTCTTAATTTGGCTAGTTGTTGTTCAAGTTTTAGCGTTTCATTTTTTTGCTTAACTAATTTAGCATTAGCAGAAAAAACTTTTAATTGAATATCAGCAGATGCACTCGCTAATTTTTCAGCAATGGCACGGTTTACCAATGCTTCTGTAAGTTCATTTACAACCCCTGTCAAGTTGGAGGTCATTATTTGCTCTTTCGACAAATTGCCAAAATACCCCGGATATTGTTTTTGTAAATTATCAACCGCTATTAATCTTTCTTTGTCCGATAACGCTTTGTTTTGAGCTGCTGAAACTAACGCTTTTAATCCAAACAACTCCCCAGTCGTGGATTTTACGGCTTCGTCACTTGCTTTTTTAATAGCGTCACCGAACTCGTCAAAGTCTCCAGTAATTTTGTCTATAACATCGCTAACGCTCAATCCACTTTGAGCCATAAATGTCAATCCTGTTGTAAGCAAAGAAACACCTAATAAAATCCCTCCACTACCAAGCAACGAACCCGCTAAAGCTTTTAACGCTCCCCCTGTTGAGCCTGTCGCATTCTTTAAGTGTCCAAAACTCTCAACGGTTGCCGTGATGTTATTTCCAATACCAATAATACCGTATGGGGCATCTTGTGCGATACGTGAAAACTGCATCAAAGCGTTTGATCCGTTGGCTGTGCTTTTAGCCATTTTGTCAACGGATGGAGAAGTTGCAGAAAACTGTTTTTGCAATCCTGCCAAATTGTTTTTTGCCGTAAGGATTTGCTTATTCAGTTCAGTAACATCTAACCCAACTTTTAAATTAGCAGATTTTTGTTGTCGCAATTTTTCTAAAGCAATGACAGCTTCGGCAATTCCTTGTTTTAAATCGGACACATCCGCTCCAATTTGTACTTCTAACTTGTTTCCTGTTGCCATTTTTGGAATGCTTTTATAAAATTATCTTTATGCTCTTGGGTAACGCCTTGTTTTATTTTTTTATCTTCTCTCAAAGGTAAGAAATTTTCTTTTTGTTTCACCATTTTTTTTGGGTCTTGATGTGGTGCAATATAGGTTGTCCACATCATTTCACGCAACATTTGCCATTTATATAAATCTTGTCGTTTATACGAAAAAAGCCTGATTTGAAATTCTGCCCACGTCATATCGTAAACGAAATCCAAATCAGGACATTTAAGTTCACCCAAAGCAAAACTTATTACATCTTCGCTCCAGTTTATTTTTTCGTCACTTTTTTTTTAACCTCTTCTTTTTGTTCTGGCACGTCTTTTTTTAACGACTGTCCAAAGGCTGTAAAAAAATCAACAACACTTTTAGAGTCAAATCCTCCGTCATCATCAATCCAATCCGAAATTGTAAAAACATCAAAATCAGTGGTTTCGTTTTTTCTTATGTAGCCATAAGCCAAAGAATGATACATAATTTCCGGCATCCATTTAAACGGATTGGCTTGTATTTTTGCATCGATTTCATGCATTTGAACACCTGTTTTTTCCAACAAGTTACCCAAAAAACCAAGGCCGAAATAAAAATCTCGGTATTGACCACCTATGTGTAAATTTATTTTTTTCATGTTATAATAATTCAGCTTTCCAATATCCATCTACACTACCACCAGACCCTGTACCAAATCCAATGTAAATAAATCTATACATTTGATATTGAGCGAGAACTACGTTCGAAATGAAAGTGTTAAATGTCGTGAACATTTTAGATGTGTTTGCGACATTAGCCCTGATTTCAATATTATTTGCGACTGCAATAACGTACATTTCAGTGCCTATTTTTGTGACAGCAGGCAGATAGGCGATGCCTCCAGTAAAACTACAAGAAGTTATCTTGTTCGTTAATTCCGAAGGCGTGGCACTTAGTGTTACTGATGCGCTTGTACCTCCTGTTTCTTGGTCAACATAATCAACAATTGATTTTAAATTAATTCCAACCTCTGTCGGAGTAATTCCTGATGGGGTCGTTTCATTTGTTATTTGGCTGTCAATCTGCGCCTTTAATGCTGTATTTGTCATTTTATTTTATTTAAGGTTAAGCAAATTCACTGCTAAAAACACTATTGAAAACGCTAGTTCATGCGTTAGGGTCGGTTAACACAATTGCCCCGTCTCCGTCAATAGTTGCGCTAAATGTTGAAACTTCGTCACCACTTCCAAAGGTTGCGCTCAAATCAGTAATATACCCGCTGCCGAAATATTTAACTGATGTGGCATCGTCGATGTTTGTGTCTAATTTCCACTCGACTAATGTTTTCGCTTGTTGCAACAAAAATAATGCATCGTGAGATTGTTTTGCAGTATCTCCTCCAACCGTTGTAGTGTCGATATATTCGCCTTCCGCATCGATTGTATAACTAAATGATCCCGCTGTTTTTTTAACGACTCCGGGATAACATTTTGTTTGACTTTCAATCATTGAAACAGTTGTGTTTAAACTGTTTGAAGTTAGACAGGCGACTGGCTTATAGGCAGCACCTGTGTAAATGTAGATAATTCCTTTTTCGCCTTTGATACTCATAATAGTAAGTTTTTAAATTTTTATGTAAATATAATTAATTTATTCCAATGTAAGCACCAAACGTATAAAATTTCGATATACCGTTTGTGTTGAAGTGCTTGTGTCTAAATTAGACGGAAATTCGTAAACCCTGTTTAGCACCGTGAAACCTGATATTTGAATATTTGAAATCAATCCTAAAATAGTGTTTTCCATATCATCGTTAACAACTCTGGAACCTACGTTCCCCGCACCGTTATAAATGCACACTAAATCTAATAAGGTAGCCACTTCCCACCTATGACCGCATTTAGTTGCATTAACGTCCTCTTTGTCTTGTGTTGATATAATGACATATTGCGTAGGATTTAGTTTTCCAGTCACCTGCGTATCAAAACACGGATATGTTGAGTTTACGGCATCATAAATCGATTTTCGTATATATTTATTTGGGTTTACCATAATCTTTTAATAAGTCTTTTAATGCTTTTAAATATTCTTTTCTACCTCTCAATAATGCCGGATACAAATAAGGACGTGCCCTTAAATTTACCTCTTTAATTCCTTTTCCTTTAAACAACCAAGCTTGTTCTTTTAATTCGTTTGGAACTTGGACTAAACCACCTGTTCCAAATTCAACATAAGCAGCATAAGGTGCGAGTCCGTCCGAGTCGGCTCTAACTATCCACGATGTTGGAGTTATTTCCTTTGCTAAAATAGAGCCTCCTAATTTACCGAAATTAGCAGCTACATTTGTTTTTGCATAAAGTTCTATATTTCTTGCAGCTGTTTCCGTAGCAGCTTCAATATCTTTTTCCGCTTCTTTGCCGTATTTTTTTAAATTAGCGACAACTTTATCAAAGCCTTTGAGTTCCATTATTCTCTTTGTATAGCTAAAATTTGAATATCAATATTGTTTAAATCAACATTTAATAAGTCATCAATATTATAAACTAATCCGTTGTATTTTATGAAATTTTCTTCCACGCTTAAATCAATATCGTATCTGTTTCTAATGGTAAAAATGGTTTGAACGAAATTATCATTCTGACCATTCTTATTTTGTCGATATGCTTTTTTAGCTGTAACATTTGCCCATACTGAATAAACCAAAGCAGTAGTTACAGTATTACCTCCGTACCCATCTGGTACAGTTGTAGTCTTCCAAATTCCTATTGCTTTTGTATATTTTCTAGCTATCATTTTTTGTAATCTTCAGTTAGTTTTACTTCATTTTCAAAATGTTTTAAAAACATTTCTTCTGAAATAACTCCAGTTACTTTTAATCTTTCTAATAAATTAATAACTCTTAAATGTGAATAATCTGCCATGCAATAAGCTATCTCATTGTTATCAACTCCAGATAAATTTTCATTAATATAATTTTCCGCTGTTTCCATAATATTTATATAAATCGTCTATTAGCGTCAATTGCTTGTAACACTGATAAAGGTATCAATGAAGTGTTTTCTTGTTTTTCGCTTTCATAAAACCATACCTTAATGATTTGTAAAGCGGAATCTATTAATTCACTTGGAATATCATCCAATGAGGCGTATCCAAGTTCTAAAATAACTGAACCATCAACCGTTGGGACAACAGAATTAAGCTGTCTTACTTGTGTTCCGACTGGAGCATCCACAATAGGATAATCGTAAACAATCACGCTATTCACCAAGGCACACGAATAAAACGTTTTATTCTTTGTTTTGAAATGATGTCCTGTTCGTTTTTCGATAAACGATAATGAGCTATTAATCATACTTGTAATTTCGTTGTCCGTTTCAGTTTGAAGAGCATCGATTTTCAAGTATAACTTGGCTTGATCTAAACTAATAACATCTAAATATGTAGTCATTATTTTTTAGCTTTAATTTCAACTACGTACCAATCCATTGCTTTTGCGTCTTTGTCTGACAATTCAATAGTATCACCTATTTCATAATTCTTTTGCTCTGATAGCTTAAAAAACGCCTTAATTACTCTGTATTTTTTCATATTTATTCGTTATTTAAAATTAAGAATCCAATTATTTGGAATCAATAAAAACAGCTCTGTATTTGTTAGTTTTGGATTACTAAACCTTTGATACGTCATAACTACGGCATTGTAAGAAATAAGTAAAAACAAAATTGTGTGCTTGTTATTTAATATTAATTTTTTCATAATGCTTTTTATTTAATTCAAAGATATAAAAAAAACCGATACAAATTAATGTATCGGTTTAATTCTCCTTTCATTTTAAAAATTAAACTGCGGTAAAATCTCCGTAAACAATTGCAGCTGGTTGCTCAACAGCCAAAGCTGTTTGAGACTCAATACGTGCCGTAATGTTGTTTTTAACAAAGTTAGTGCCTTCAACTTCTGAAAATTCCAAAGATAAACCTTGTGTGTTTACCTTGTTTACTCTTGTCCAGTCTCCAACAAAATACTTGTTGGCAGCTAACCAAGTAGCTTTATAGATAGGGATTCCGTTGATTCTCAATTGACCACCCTCAAAAGTAACAACTCCCGGTAATCCATAACCTGCTCCGGCTGATTTCTCGGTAATCAAAATATCCCAATAATCAGATGGACGAACAACGATACCATTTACAGGAAAGTTAAGGTTCTCTTGTTTTGCTATTTCAGCAATCAACATTTCAACTTTGTTTTGTCCTGTGATAATTTCTGTGGATGCAGTTGCAGCGGCGGCCAATACAGTATTGAAAGCGCTATTTTCAGCGATGAAATAATCACGTCTCAACGCTTTTGGAATAAACGAAGTCAAGAACGGCAAGTTGTTGGCCATTTTTTTGGAGTAACGAGTGAAACCAGCAATAAAGTCAGTGTTCACGTCAACCATTGTGAAATCGTAGTCACGTTGTGCTTTTGAACTCCCCTCTGTTTGAGTAGCAATAGAACCTTCTCCTGCTCCCTCTCTTGGGAAAGTATAAGTACCTCCTTCAATGTTCACGCTTCCAACCAAGTCAGAAACATTTACCATTTGACCAGGGGTCATTACAACATCGAAGTTGTAGTCTTTAGGCTGCGCTCCGGTAAGGTTTGCCCCCAAAGTCATATCACCAACAACTTTCAATTGAATAGCGTTCCCTTTGCGAACTTCTTTGATGTCAACAAATTTATCTGTAATAGATTTCTCCATTCTTTCTTGATAACCTTCGTTTTTGGAAGCCGTGCCTTTCTCTTGTAATTTAACGTCAAGCTTGTCAGCGTGAGCTTGAATTGCATCAAGTTTTCCTTGTAGTTCTTCTTTTACTGATTTGATTTCAGTTTCGTAAGCGGTTTTAAAGTCAGTTGTTACTTTTGTTTCAAAAGCCTCCAATTGTGCTTTTACTTCGCTTGCTGTTTTTGTTTCCAAGCCGTTTTTAATAGCTTCGAACTCTTGCTTTAATTCTAAATCTAATGCCATAGTTATTTGATTTTTAATGAGTTTGTGAATGATTTTAATGTTTCAAGTGCAAGCGGCTCATTTATCAAAGTGTCAGGTTCTGACGGCTCGTCGGTAAGTGCTTTTAATAATGTTTCAATTTGCCTTAATCTTGAATCTGAATAAGGTAAATTGTATGATTTTTCGATTAACTCCATTATTCCATAATGTGATTTAATCGATTTAATATCTTGTACTGTTGATAGTTGATTAGCCCCCCAAGATGATAAAAACGAATATTCCATTAATTTATATTCAATAATGCGAGCTTTATTCTTAATATCTCTTTGCATTACTTTATATCCAATAGATAATTCAGCACTCATTCCGCTATCGTGCATCAATTTAACATCAGTAAACATATCTTTACCTAATGGTTTATTCATATTAAACTGAGTAGTTGTAAGAAGTCCAAATCTATCCTTTGTATCAATAACCAATGGCACACCTATCATCATTGTAGGGTTATGATCTTTTAACACTCGGATACGTTTAAAGTTTTCTGACACTGTTTTATCAAATGAACCATAAACAGAAATATCTTTATCTGAATCTTCATTGTCGTATGCGTTTGCATAAGCCTTTACAACTCCTTTAGAATCGTCTAACTCTTTTAAATCGTATGATAATTGTTTAAATTCCATAATACAAATATATTAATATTATTTTAATTTAGTCTAAATAGTTAAATTATTTTTTTCTTATTGGTTTTCCTCTCTCGTCTAACTTTACTGTAAAAACAACTTTACATCTGCAATTTATTGTGTTTCCTGCGCTTCCTTTAGGATCACCCGGATAGTCTAAATTCTCGCCACCAACAAAAAACGGTGTAAATTCATCAACCTTTTGACCGTTCATATCTAAATGGTCATATATTTTTCTTCTTGTTCTATTGTCTTGAACTGATACCCAATTCTTCTCCAATACTAAATTAGAACTTTGAGCAGCTAATACGGTGGCCACATTTGTAGCTGTTGTCGTTTCTGTTCTTGCAATTCTTAACGCTTGTGCTTTGTACCATCCAAATTGGCGTTGCAAGTTTCGTGTTATATCGGCAACTGATAAATTATTTTCGTAACCATCTGAAATTACTTTTACAATAGATTCAATCAAAGTGGCGTGAACCGAAACAATTCTTAATCCTGCGTTTTGATTAAGCCACGCACTTATAATAGACTCAAAATCTATTTCAGCCTTAATGCTTTTTTGAATGCGTTTATAATGTGATTTTCCAAGTTCTGAGTATATTTCATTATACACAACTTTAACCTGCTCAATCGTAACATTTGCATTAATTAAATATTCAAACGTCCCTTTAGACATATTGTTAAATGGAATGTTATTGACAATTTTCAAAACATTACGCCTCACTATTCGATAGGCTTGTATTTCTTGTCGTTGTCTTAGTTTATCCATTATCTTGCATATCAGTTACGCTCGGATCATTAATATTAATTATTCCGTTTGGAATATAAATTTCATTCATCATTTCATCATCCACCTCCTCATAATTGAATACTTCCCTGCGTTCATTTAAAGTTAATGGAACTGCATTTACCCATTTAGACATAGTCTCCATGTCTGTTTGCATTTCCGGCAACTCCGTAATATCAAACTCTAATTCAGCATCTTCATACCCCTTAAACTTTTGAATAAATTCTTTGTTAAATGAAGCAGCAAATAAATCTAAATCAGGTTTAATATTATCGGTAATAGCTCGTTTTCGTGCTTCAATAACCCCATCAACTCCAAAGCCTGTTCCGCTTCTTTCTTCATTTAATAAGTCAATTGGCCAGTTTAAACAGTTGCATAGTGTACGCCTATCGTTGCTCAAATAATCAAACGGTTTCAATTCATCTGTTGTTAATGAAATTCGAGTAAATCCAAGTTTACCAGACGCTCCAGCAATGTTAGAAAGTTTATCGCTCGAATTGTCCATATCTACCAAGCGTTCTTTTAGCGATTGCGCTTGCTCGGCTGTTAATGGTGTCGCTCCGTCTCCTGCGTGAATAAACCCATAAACTCCGCTGTTTTGCATTGTTTTAACATTGTTATCTATTCCACTATTAGAACTGTTAATGTTTCTGATAGCAGCCATTAATTCGCTATAGCCGTATAAATGTGAGCCGCTTTGATTATAAAATGGGTTAGCACGTTTAATATGAATAATATTCTCAACATCGAATCTAACATACTGATTTCCTTGTTCCAAAATGTAATAATCAATTGGATTTTCAATAGATAATGTTGATGCGCTTGGCTTTAAAACAATCTGTACCCAATGGCTTGGAAGTATATACAATTGCATTGGTTGCCCGGTATTCATTCCATCTTTTGGAAACATCTTGTATAAATAAACATTTCCGCAAACTTTCAAATACACTTTAAATAAAAACAATATATCGTTCCAAGTTTGGTTTGGATTTGGCCTCTCTAATGGTATCGGCATTTCAGTATCGGTTTCGTACGCCTTTAATTGCAGTTTCTTTATTTCTCTTTTTTGTTGAAAAGTGGTGTTTATTGGGTATCTTTTGATTTTCTTTAAAGACTCTTCATCGTCAACTTTTTTTATGCAATAAGGCACTGCAGTTGTCTTGGATGCCATTTGGTTGATAATAGCATTTACATCCGGATTTTCTCCATACCCTTTTACAATCAATGTTTCAAGTGTTGGATTGTAAGTAGTTGTTTGACCTCCGACAAGTTTATATAAAGCCTCGTTAAAATAGTTTTTATTGGGATTTGTTAAAACATCCCACGCCATTTGTATTCTATTTTTTGCCATTATAATGAATTTTTATCAAAGATATAAATTTATTTTATTAAAACGTGAAAAACTTTGGCGATAGTTCGAACCACAACCTCATCATAAGCGCATCGGTATAGTCAGGAGAGTGTCCAATCAATTCTTTTACTTTTTCTTTTGGTATAATTCGCAGTTTACCGTCACTGTCTATTTTATCTCTTTTTACTTGCTCCAGTTCTTTTATTATCAAGTCTTGCGTGTATCCGTCTTGGCAATCTATAAACACTTCATTACGTTGTATTTTATCGGCTAATTTATAATAACATTGTGTTTTTAGGTTTTGATACTCCATCAATTGATTTTCTTCTTTCAGTGCCCGTGAATTATTAACAAAGCCTTTACATTGTAAAACATCAACAACACCTCCTCCTACACCGTCCTCATCAGCAATTATATTTGAATTTGGTACTTTATGTTTTAAAGCTAATCCTCTTATTGCCTCGGCTGTTTGCGTAATGCTTGATTTGTCTAAAGTAAAAATTTCAATTACCCTAAATCCTGACCATACACAAATTACCATTTTATCACTACCATAACGTGCAATATCGGCACTTATGTATTTATCCCCTTCAATAACGAAATTGTTAGTAAACACATCGTTTATCTTATCGAATGAAATTAAAGAAGCCGGGTCATTGTCGTATGCCCAATCCCCATAATACAAACGTCTTTTACTTGTTTCATCAAGTGCTAATAACGATTCTAAATAAGACGGGTGTAAATGCGGATTATCAGTAGGTAGTGACTGAATGAATTTTCTACTATTAGAAATAGTTTTATTTGTTGAAGGTATATAAAACTTAGAATAAACCCAGTTTTTAGACGGGTTACAAGTACCTAATATCTTGGGTACTATATTAAAATCGTTTAATTTGTAACGAATACGCGACGTTACAATTTGCCACGCTTTATAAGATATTTGGTTACATTCGTCAACAAAAGCGCCAGTAATTTCTAACGAGCCTAAACTATCAAAATTTGGATCACTTGGATATTGATAAAGGTCTTTTAGTATTATTTCGCTACCATTATTCCAATAAATAACGCCTGATTGATTATTAATATTGAATTGACTGGAAATTTTAAGATTTGAAGTAAGCTCAAAGAAGGTGTTTAATGTGGTTTCTTTAAGTGTTTTTAATTTTGACCTTCCCATTAACCAGCGAGTACCGGGATACATTTGACATTGTTCAATTAACCACAAACAACCTAATGCCGATTTTCCACCACCTGCTGCTCCACCGTAAATTATTTCTTTTGTAGTTTTGTCTTTTAAGAAATAAACTGCGTTATTCTGTTTCGGGAGCAGTTCCATTACCGAGTGATATTATGTTTGTGGTTACTTCTCCTGAGTGTTCAGTTTGTATTTTATCGCCATATTTTTTAGGGTTTAATTTAGATAAAGACCATTTTAAAGCATCAATTTTTAATCTTCTATGCCCCAACATATCTCCTGTAGTAATTTCAACACCTCTTTCTGTTTCTTTTGTAGTAGTTCCTTCTTCGGTATTATATGCAATATCAATAATCTCATCGAACAAAATATCAGTTCTTAAATCTGTTGCAAGCTCGTATCGTTTCGATTTTTCTTTATCTTCCTTTAACCAAATAAAAAAAGTCGAACTACTTGGCATATTTTCATCTTCTTTCAAAACAGAACGCAAAGAGCGACCAGTTTCTATCTGCTCGCAAATTTTTGTAAATACTTCTTCTATTTCTTCTTGACTATAAGCCATAAAACTTATTATTAATTTAAAAGAAGTCGAGCATTATTCCAATACTTCTTTATAGTGGTATTATCCACAACTTCTTTATTTTTAAAAACCACGTTCCCTATTCCTAGTTCAGCAACGGGGTAGAAATTATGAATAGAACAAATTTAGAATATTTCAATTTCATATCCTAATTCTTTTTCAATTTCTTGTTTTGTCATTTGTTTTGGTTTGATTATGGTTGCCCATGTGCCAGCTTTCATCAACTCAAATCTATATTTATCATCCATAAGCAACAAGACTCCGTCTAAATAATTCATAAGATGTCCTTTTATTTCTGTTTCTGTTCCGTTGACACATCTCACATAACTCCCAATTGGATAACGCTTCACCGCTTCTTCTTCCAAAGCGTTTTTGATTTCTTCTGGGGTGGCTGCAATCCAATTTTGTGGTTGTGTTTTAAAAGTCCATCCTGCTTGGCAATTATCCTTCCAAATATTTCTATCTTTTTCTCCATAATGACTAAATCCATAAGCCGTAATATTCTCAATATCTGTTATACAAACAAGTGATTCAAAGGCTTTTTCGATGCATTTATACCACTTACCAACTTCAAGCTTCTTCTCAAAAAGTTCAGGACACAACTCCTTCAACTTCATTTCTGGATTCTCTTTAATAAATTTTTTTGTGATTTTCATAGTTTTATTTTGTTAATTTTAATAAATAATTCACACAAGTATAAACGGTAAGTCCAAACGCAAATCGCCACATTTCAACCACGATTTTATCCAAAAATATTCCAACCGGATGTGTTGCTTTAATGTGCCATCCTTCAATAATTAAAAATAAAATCGTTTTAATAATCCAAACAAAAAAACCACATATCCAAAATGTTATTGCTGTTTTCCAAAATAATTTTAATTCTTGGTTTTTCATAATTCATCTATTTTAATTGTTAATTTTTTACCTTCATCAAAGGCGATTAGTTCGAGTGTGCAAAATTGAATGTTGCGCTCCCCAGTTACCCATCGATTAAACTTCTTGTACTCAATTTCGTGTTTGGCAGCGAATTTCTTTTGCGAAAGACCTGACTGTTTAATCAGGTCTTTGATGATTTGTTGGTGTTTTGTGGGTGTCATATTTTTAAGATTACGACGTAAGAGACTCCAACTCCAGCATGTACGTCAATTAATGATTTTCCTTTTGTTTCTAAATCTGTTTTTAATTCAGATTCATAATATTTTTTACTTGTAATTCTTATTCTTGATAGACAATTAAGAATAAGCTCATCTATATTATCGCCTTCTATTGTATATCTATTATAAGATAAAGGCTGAGGTGTATGTGTTATAGTTAACATTTATATAGCTATTTTGTAAAATCTAGCCTCAGAAGTCATATGAGTTCTTTTTCTACACTCAAATACACCATCCGCATATTCATTTACTAATACAAATTCAAATCCTTCTGATGATATTAATCTTGCACCTACTTTGAAATCGTTTGCTGTTGCTGTTCTTAAATTTTTCATAATTTCTATTTTTTAGTGATTTTCAATATTCAAAGATAATCATTTATTTGATATAATCTACCAATTTGTGAGATTATTTTATAATTTATATTGATTCTAAATAACATAAAAAGTAATAAATAAATTGCT